TTATTCGAGCTTGTGCCGGTCGTATTCGGCGAAGCGACATTGTTCGGCGAGAACACGTCAACGAACTGCGCCGTCTCAGTGTCCACCCAACCGCCGCCATTCATCAGCGGCACGTCACGGAACCATGTATGGCCTTCGAGCGGCATGTGCAGCCGCACATCGGGCTTGTTAAGTTCCGACTGGACGAAAATCTGGCCGGTTGAACTCGCATCCTTTGCGCCGAGTAGATTGCCACCCGGCCCGGACATACGGAGCGCATACAGGCTCTTGGCATAGGCTGTTGGGTTTGTTCCAGCCCAGGCGCAAACCTGATCCAGAGATTCCGAGATTCCTTTACGCGGTGTGGTCAAGAAACGTTCGTTGCTGTTCATCTTTGCGCTCCAGTGTTACGGAATGAGTCGATTCAAAATCGTTACCTGGGCTACGATCTGCCCAGTGGCCGGGTCGGTTGACAAAACGCCGGTCGAAAAGACAACGCCATTGCTCAACAGCGTATTGCCGGTGAGCGAGCTACCCTCAATCGAACCGACCTTACTGTTCGGATAGCTGCCATTCAAAGCTATGCGGATATAGACTGGCGCACCTGCCCCGGCAGGAGTTCCATAGGGAACCGCCACAGTCATTGTGCCGCGCACAAACCCATCGCAGGGCTGTCCGGGAAGATATGCCCCGGACGTGTTCTGCTCCCCGCTGTTGTTGGTCGGGTAGTAGGCATTCGTCTTGACGTTGGCCTGTGCAAAGGCAATCCCCGTTGTTCCGGTCACCGATGAACTGTCCACGGTAATGAACTGGGCCACGCTCGAATAGGTGTTATTTGAGTTCAGCACCAGCGTATCGCCGAAGTTCGCGGCCACCGTGTCAGCGGGGTTCAAAAGCCGATTCGTGGTCAACGGATAGTCCGACTGTGAAATCGTGCCAATCGGACCCTGAATGAGTCCTGTTACTGGAATGATGCTTGCAGGCATGGTATCGCTCCTTATTTCCGGGCGCGTGTAGCGCGGCGGTCCACATATTCGTTGTACGCCTTGAGTCCATCGGCGTGAGACTTTCCGTTGAAGAATTGGAACATCGGGATTTCTGCTTCGTTGTCGGCTGCGCCGTCCGCGCTAGAGATGCGCGTCAGCAACGCGAAGGGGTCGGTAGCGCCGTCCTTGATACCGGACTTCACTTGCCGAACTCCTTTGCAGAGAGCGTTATAGGCATCCTTCGCACCCTTGGACTTGCAGGCCGCGATAACGGGCTTGAGCGTGAGCAAATGTTTGGCTGCATCGCCAGTCGAAAACTCAGACTTAGAATGCTCATCGGCGGGAAGAATCAGGGCGTCCGCATCCTCGGCGGCTTCCTTCTTCTCGTCTTTCTTGTCCTTCTTCTCGTCCTCTTCGAGCTTATCGGCGTCGGTCATTTCATCTTCACCGTACTCGGCTGCGTCTTTAGCCTTCTTGTCCTTGGCTTCCTTACGCTTGGCGAGGCGTTCCTTTTTCTCTTCCTCAGTTTCGGCCTCATCATCGTTGGCCGCGCAATCCTTAGCCTTGCGCTCTTTTTCTTCACGCTCTGCTTCGGCCTTGGACTCCACTTCGTCCTTGCCGCCCTTTGCTTCCTTGAACGCAGCATCAACGATAGCGGATGCCTCATCCGGCTTTGCGTCCTTGAGTGCGGCCTGAAGGCCAAGAGCAATAAGCAACCGATTCGGCATAATGGTTCTCCTATTCCTTGATTCTAGCGCACTGTCACCTATTCCGTACAAGCGCCCGGCTCGACCAGTTGGAACCATAGCCACATGATTCCCTCTAATCTCCGTCATAATGAATTTACCATGCTCGTCTTTTGCAAGCATGAACGTATAGCCGCAGGACACATCCCGCAGCCCATTTTCAACCTTGAGATTGAGATCGGGGTGTTTTACCCACAGGTCAGCAATCGGCCCAATTTCGCCGTCAGCCATACGCTCCCCGGCGCGAACGTTCATCACATGGCCCCGGCTGATGCCATCGTATTCATCAACAGCATCAATCAGCACTTGAGGATCTGGCGGATGTTCGTCTAATACAGATTTACCCTCGAATGATGCCAAAGCTTCGGGAGATAGTACCTCAGATTCAGGCCGATAAACAGTAACAACCTCATCGTCGCCAACGTTCCATTCTTCTCTGTATCCGGGGTTTTTCTTGATTTCGCGTCCTAGATAGTTCTGACTTCCTGTACGCGCAATCGGCACATTCCTATAAATCCGATAGCCCTCTGGCGTCTGGAACCAAGTCTCCTTATCGGGAAGCTTCGTTGCGTAGTATGTAAGACGCGCCATGAAAAGAATATAGCACAACTACAATTTCAGGGCATTGGTGTATTCCGATGATTCTGTCAATAGCGGTTTAGCTCATAGGAATCTAGTTAGTTACTCGGTTGAAGGGATGCTGATACGTTTCGTGATGAGGTTCGCCGCCCCACTTCGCTATGTAGTATTGGCGGTAGAGCGGGAACGTGATTGAATTATGAAACGCTAAATTTACATCGCTATTTAGTGTTTGGCTTGGCTCATGGAACACCTGAATACCTGTCTCGCGCTTCTCATATCCAGCAAGTTCAATGCGCCGGTAGAGATCATCATCTGCGAAATACCAAGGAAGCGTGAGGTCGTATAAACCTACATCGTCAATGAAGTTTGCATTGAGCGCCACAAGCGCATCATAGTTCGTAAACAGGATTCCCCATTTTACGTTCGCTGCATTAAGACGGCGCGCCTCGGCGAGAAGTTGCAAACATGAACCCGGAGCAGCAACCGCGTCCGAGTGCATCCAGATACAGATATTGCCACCCATCGCTCGTGTGCGTGCAAGGGCATAGTTGATATTCTGGACAAACAACTGCTCTGTGTGCGGCCTCCACACTTCGCACGGAGCATCCCATGACAGTCCATTCTTAGAGCTGTCCATGATGAGCATATTAGGCGCGAAGTCTATTGCGCTATCGACTGCACGTTGCAGCAAGTCCTCACGATTGACGTGTAGAAAGTATGCCTGATAATCGCTCATGATTCCCTTCTAAGCCACGCATCCCATCGCGGCCATAGATTGTTCCAGTTAAGTTCAGGCGGTAGACTTGCCGTCGCGCCCGTAACCGCAAGCGCCTTTTCCGCCCATTGATGCGGCGTATAGACCGGACGAATTGAGCAGAATGTTCCTTCGGGGCGAAACGCTACTGGCTCAAACTTGAATTCAGCAGAGAGCCATTCAGCGCCGCCACCGTAGTTGCCATGAATACAAGGCACGCCACAAGCGAGAGATTCATAGATCGGAAATCCAAATCCCTCAGATAATCCAATCCCAAACGTCACATCGCAAGCGGAGTAGGCCCACGTCATCTGCTCATCCGTCAATCGCCCGGTGGTCACTACAGCCTGATTATGTAGACCGTAATCCATAAGCAGAGCAGAGATAGACCAGAATCGTTCCATCATGTCGGTGTGAATCCAGAGCAGAACGTCTTTTGTTTTGGCAATATCCGCCGCTGCCGCAATAGCTGTACCGAAGTCCTTTCGAGCCTGATTCGTTCCAACCATGCCGATAACGAACTGGTCTGGCTTGATAGAGAAGTCGGTATCGAATACAAGCTGGCCGAACTTGCGCCGTGCCTTATCGCGTCCACGCGGTCGCCACACTTGCGGGTCAATGCCGTGTGGTAGGGCTTCAATCGTTCCGCCGATGGTCCGTTCGATGATTCGCGCCGACCATTCGCTGTATGCTAGTACGCGGTCACACTTACTAAGCACTTCACGGAGCAGGTAGGAGAGCCGTCCATTCGGCCCCTCCGCGTCGATAGCGGTGTAGGTCCAAACATCAAACGGTTTGCTTTGCAGGAACGTGCGAAGGTTTGCGTATTTCTCAAGCGTCTCTGGATTGGTTACGTGCGGCGCGGGCTTGCAATACTTCGCAGGGTCAACCAACCAAAGCAACCGGCTGGCGTCCCAAATGACCAGCAAAATCCCCGGCTCATCCCCCGCGAACACTCGCCATATCTCCGGCAGTTCCGTGACCACCCAGTTCTCCATTTCGTGCAGCGGGTAGTTTGGAAACGGCATAAAGATACGATCATCGAACCCCGGACCAACACATCCCACGCGGTACACGTCGCTCATGTTCTCATGGATGCGAAGAGCCAGTTCGCGGGTGATGCGCCCAAGGCCGGACTTAGATGACGGACTATCGCTCAAAATGAGCAGCGGAGTTGTCATTGCGGCTGTGCCTCTTTCAGCACATCCTCGATAATCTCCCGGAGCAGGGTACGCAGTGGCTTTCCCTTCGCCTCGGCCATCTTGCGGGCGACGGCCAGCATATCGTCATTCACGCGGATTACTACTACGGTGCCGACTCTACGCATGGACTTGCTTTTTCACGATGCGCTCAAGCAGCGCCCGCGCTACCGTAAGACTGTTTTGGAGTACCCAAGCATCTTCTTCACCGCGATAGCCGAGTGCCTTGAAACCGTCAATGGCGACCAGCAATGCACGCTCTGATTCGAGTAGGGTTTGCTTCTGTTTCAACGCGAGGCCGTGGCGCTCTTTCGCTTCGATGGCTGCGACTTGCGTTTGCCGTGCGAAGATCTCGGCAAACAACTGAGATTTGCTAGGTTGTTTCGTGGTTTTACTCATGCCCCTATTGTATTCCCATCCGTATCATAGTTGTCAAGAGACACGAAAGCCGCCCCGAAGAGCGGCCCCGTGTGCTCTGGCTCTCCGCATTTCTCCTTTCAGTGGTATAGATTTAGAAACTTTGCGCGGCCCATACGCTCAATCTTCCCATCGTGGTACACCTTTGCAGGAAATGTAATCTGGCCCAAATCCACAATGACGTTCGCATCGCAGCGGCAGTTGGGAACCTTCCCGGCCTGATAGTGGCCGAGCTTAGACCTGATTCCGGCCAATGCCTCTGGCGCGGGCGGGTCTGACCAGAACACAATCACATGGTCCATGAGGCGGTGTGAGGGCCGGACGCGCCTATCCTCGCTCGACAGCCACTCATAGCAGGGAAGTGACAGGTGCGCGGCCCGTGCCTCGCTAATAGATGTTGCCGTGCTGGATACCTCAGTCCTGGCCAGCATTGCTACCCGGCTCTTGGTTATCTCAGGAATACGCCGCCGAATATCCTTTGCGATAGTCTCCGCCCGTTCCCCGCGCATCTGGCGTGTGGCAATCTGCGAAGCTATGTCCTGGGCTATGTCCTGCGGAACGGTTCTAATCAGAGCAGCGTGCTGACTGACCAGTTCGCGCATCTGCGCCCCAACCGGGCCCGCCATCTCACGTTTGAGCAGATCATAGATTCTTGCGCCCTGCGTAGACTTCCGAGCCGCATCACGCCACGATACCGCGTTCTGGATCGCCGTAGCCGTCACCATGCCCCGTGCCAGACGGTCTGAGGCTTGCATGACACGTTCACCGCCGCCGTTGTTCAGAAAGGCGAATATGGCCTCAAGGTCTGACCCAGCAGGAACCATCTTGAGCCAAGACTGCATGAGGGCATTAAGGGCGCGGCGGTATTCAAGCTCGATACGCATTGGCCGATGGAAGTCTGGCATTATTTAGACCCCTTGCCGCCCTCGGCTTTCTTCGCTTCTGTCCCCGTTTTACCCTCTGAAAACTCCTCAGACCCGGCGCGGGCCTCCTCTGCCTCAATCTGCAAAGGTACCTGAACATCATCGTCCGCCGCCTCAATCATTTCGTCGGTCACGTTCGTGCCAATCTCGGTAATCTTCGAGGCGGTCTGGATTTCGCGCAACGTAGTCTGACGGCCAATAATCCCATCGGTAAAGTATCCGCGAATCGCATCAGACTGGCTTTTGGCAAGCTCTGCCTTTTCCTTCGCGTTCATCGTCCGCATCGGCGCGAAGTTGTAATCCAGATCATCCGGCACCATGCCCCAAGTGCTCATACAGATAATTGGGATTAGCTTATCCATCAAAGGACGTTCTCGCTGCTGACGCTCTTGGTCTGCGTTATCGTAGTACGCTTGCAAATCGCCTTCGTTGGAACTTGACAGCCCCGATTGCGTCTCTCCGAAGAGCCTTGAAACCGGATACCCGCTGGCTCCGCAGAGGCACATAATCTGCATACGCATGACTTCAGACAAGCCAGAGAACGAAGCCTGATGAGTGAATAGCTGCTCATCCTCTCCTAGAATCAACAGCCCATTCGTGCTGATGTTCTCCGATACCGCTGCCGTGCGTACTAGATAATCTTTCAATTGCTGTTCTGTCAGTCCAACACCGGAGAGCATCTGCGCCAGCATAGGATTCTGCATGGCAAAGACGTTCGCCCTTGAAATCAAGTCTGAAACCGCCGCCATGCCGTAGTCGTAGCGGTTCAGCTCATCCAAGACACATTCGATTTCGCTCATGCCCCAGTAGGTTTCAATCTGCTTCTCAAACAAGGGAAGGTCGCGGCCAACAAAGCGCAAACAGCGGGAATGATGGACGCGCAACCGATCTCCCGTCTCAGTGTAAACATCGTAGTACACCGGGTATCCGTATTCGGCGGGGTTGTCTAAGTCTCTGACCAGTTCCGAGCTAGGTGACATACCAGACCAGCGGTCAACTACGAGCAGCCCTTTGTAGCTGTCCACATCCACATCTTCTAATGCAAGGGGCTGTGAGAGATCGTTATGTCCCTTGAGAATGATGATACCGAGCGCCCCCCCGAATAGACGGCCCCACTTCCGAGCTTCTATGTATTTCTGTAGAGTTGCGGTTGAAGCAACTACTTTGTCGAAGTCTGCAATCTGTTCTGGTGTGACCTGACTGACAATGGACGGAAAGGCTTTTAGCTGGTCCTGGGGCTTTGTATCCACGATAGACCGAATCACCCATGAGCCGCGATACATGAAAACGAGCTTCTGGTAATCAAGCGAGATACGGAAGGGGATGTGCCGTCCACCGTTGGCTAGGCTGGTACTGCCCCATCCTATGTTCGCAGCGGGGTTCGCGTAAACGTCACCAATACCCGCCGCCTGATTCACTGCCGGGAGTCTCAGCCTTGCCGCCGCCCGCGCCTTCGCCGCCTGTAGTTTGTCGCTCATGGAATTATCTTACACCAGCATTAGTATTGGGATACGCATAGAAATACGCACATCATCCCAACCGCCACTTAGGAATAGCCCTGCAAATTCCCACACGGGCGGCGTCGCACGTATGGTCGTGATCCTTGATCGGCTCCTCTTTTCCCTTGTCGGCCTTCTTATCATCCCAGGCATAGCCCTCATGCTCTTTCAGCGTCATGGGGCAGTTGCGCTCGTGAATCTTGTACATCCCCATCTTGAGCGCAGACGATACGCGCCGGATGCCCTCTAGGACTTCGTTATCGCCGTTCTTGACCTGATAGCCTCGTCTGACCAGTTCAAGCTTGAAGCTGGCCGCTGACGGGTCAACAATCACTACCAGGCCACGATGTTCCCGGCCAACGAACGCATCGAAGTCGTCGCCGTACTCCGCATCTGTCTTTTGCCGCCGCTGCTTCTCGCTATCCCAGTAGTATTCCCGTTCCTGCCACAGCGTCTTGCCATCCCCATACACGTCTAAGAATACGCAGGGGTTGATAGTTCCATAGTCCACAAACACGTATCTCTCTGCCGGGCTGGTGAGCAGAGCGATTGGACGGCTGGAATCATCGTATTTGCATTGTGGGCCGAGCACGTCACGATAGATTGAGGATTCCGCCGTCACCCATTGGCCGAGAATGTATCGCTGATAGAACACCCCGGTATACATATTCTTTTGTGCTTCGATGAATTCCGCACTGAGATTTGGGTTGTCCTCCATCGTGTAATGCCCAGACCATAGCAGACCCATGGATCGCAGGTTTGGATTATCGAGGAATTCAGTCTTTAGCCAATGGCTCGGAGGTCCAGGGTTGGTTGTGCCGTACATCCGTGCTCCTTCGGGAGACATACGGGTGAGCAGCATCTGAAAGAACTCTTGCGGCATGAGCGAGATTTCATCTCCCACCGCTATTCCCACTGTCAGCCCACGCACATACTTCTCGCTGCCCTCGTCCTTTGCACCCATCACCAGCCAGCTAGACCCGCACAGAGTGAGCAGCCCGGACTGGTGATTATAGGTGTAGTTCGATGGGCCAACGATATTAAACAGGTCATTCAGGACGTTATTGAAGATGGTTTGCTTCGATACCCCAGTCAGCACGCGCCAGCCAGCGATAGGATAGCGGCACGCCTGTAGAATCTTGGGATGAAGCGACCATGTTTTTCCACTACGCACGGAGCCTTCGAGAATATTGATGCGACAGTCTAGCTCTATGGGACCATAGGCAAAACGTTTAAGGCGAGGGCCATAATTAAGAATTGGCATCTGGCGCGTCCGCCTTCGGGATTTCATCGTATTCGCGCTTGAACTCAGAGAGCAGATCTGCGAGGGGATCGCCTCGATGATCGACCTGCACCCGCTCCATCACGCGCCCCTCTACTCTGTCCGCAAGCTCTGCCGCTGCGTTGACCTTGCCCTTCACCGCCTCTTTCAGTAACGCCATAGCCACCACTTCGGCGTATGTCGATGCTTCACTTATGCGGAGTTGCCGCGCTATTTCTGGAGGTACTGTCTGTCCGAGCAACGCAGAATAGGCATCCGAAAGGGGCTTGCGCTTTGGTTTTCCTAACGGATTACCAGACTGACCAGGCATAAACCCTTTGCCTGTAATGCCTCCAAGAAGTTTAGGCGGGGCCGTTGAATCTTCGTTGTTTGCAACGTCCTGTTCGCTATCCGGCACTCAGCACCGCCTTCTTGCCTATTCTACCGTAAGTTGGAGCGGGTGGGTCGGATTCGTCCGCCGACTGGTGAGGGGTACTCACCGCGTCCATTTTCACCCGCTTAGTGTGATCGATAAGGGCAATGCGTACCAATTCAGCAGCTTCCGTTTGAGTAAGGGAAAAGGGATTACCGATGTGATTGTTGGCTCCACGTCCGAACAACACTACCCCGATAAACCGCCCATCTTCCCACACCCCAATTTTAATCAGTTTCCCCTTTGGCATCACCTTGCTGTAGTGCCAGTGCTCCACCGCGAACTTCGCCGCCTCATGGCTGCACCAATCGAGATACAGCCCTTTATTTGGGATGGAATTTGAGGCCACAGCCGGGACACTCCACTTCTGCCTTTTGGTCTAGCTTCCCCTGCTCATCAATCGAGGCAGGGTTAAATGAAGGATTCTCGAAAAGGCTTGTTAGCTCATCCGCTGTCCAGAACGGGGCCAAGTCTACTCCATCCTCCACCAGCCCCTTGAGCGTCTCTGTATCCCAATCGAGTGATACCTGTGATGAGCGATTATCTGCAATGGCAAGCTGCCGCGTGTGTGGGTCTGCCAAGTCCAGGTCTGTGCGCTGTACGGCTACCAGCTTTGTGCCGTCTGACTGCACTACGATCACATCGTCCATGCCGATAGCAGCCGCATTTTCAACCGTTTTATTCCCGGCCACGATGTTCCCGTGCTTATCTAGCAGGATTGATCGGCCAGCCCCGTATTGCCGCAAGCTGTCCTCAATCATCTGCGATCCCCTCGGCGTGCCAAGATTCGCATTTCTCATGTCGGGGATAAGCGTACTCAGCTTGACCGTTTCGCTCATTCCTCCACTATACTCCCGGAATATGGCTTGCTGGCAAAGTGGGCGATCCAGTCTGTGAGGATTGTCAAAAAGGCGAACAAGTAGGCCGTGGATTTCCTGTGAATATCTTTCCTAAGCCTATTGTTATCAGTACTCATTATTACCTTGACACTAATACAGTATTAGTCTAGTGTCGTAGTTGTAAGTGAGAACACAGATGCAGTACAGGAGATGAAAACCAATGGCAATAATGATTGACCATGGTTTAATGACCGAGGC